CAGGGGGTTATGTAAAGTATGATCCGCTAGTGTCTATGGATGAAATGATAGGAGCAGCTTAATGGTTGTTGAAAAACCAGCAAATTACGACCAACCACAAACGGTCAATGACGAATTATTAATCCCAGCTCAGGTAGGACAAGAGGTTCAATTGGAACCTGGCACAGATGAACCTATCAATATTGAAATGACTGAAGACGGTGGTGCCGTTGTAAATCCAGAACAAGAGCAGATAGAGACTGGTTTTGACGGCAATCTTGCAGACTTTATGGACCCAGATGTATTAACAAACATTTCAAGCGAATTACGTCAATCATATGAAGACGATAAAGGATCTAGACAACAGTGGGAGGAGGCCTACACAAAAGGATTAGATTTATTAGGATTAAACTACAATGAAAGAAGTCAACCATTTCAAGGTGCTAGTGGAGTTACACATCCGTTGTTAGCTGAGTCTGTCACTCAGTTTCAAGCACAAGCATATAAAGAATTATTACCAGCTAGTGGTCCTGTAAGAGCACAGGTTATTGGTTTAGCTACAAAAGAAAAAGAGGATCAAGCTCAACGTGTTGCAGAGTTTATGAATTATCAAATGATGCATGTTATGGAGGAGTATGATCCTGAGCTAGATCAAATGTTATTTTATCTACCGCTATCAGGATCAACATTTAAAAAAATTTACTACGACTCCAACCTTGGCAGGGCTGTCTCTAAGTTTGTTCCATCGGAAGATTTGGTTGTTCCGTACTCAGCCACAAACCTAGAGGAATGTGAGAGAGTAACTCACGTTTTAAAAAGAACAGAAAACGATATTAAAAAAATGCAAGTTACTGGTTTTTATCGTGACATAGCTTTACAGCCGAGTGAAGAAGATCAAAACAAAGTTGAAGAAAAAGAGAGAAAGTTATCTGGTATAGAAAAAAATTCTTATAAAGATGACCAATACACTTTACTAGAGATACATGTAGATTTAGACATTGAAGGTTTTGAGCATCCTGATGGTATTAAACTACCTTACATAGTAACAATTGATGAGGGTTCTGGTGAAGTTTTATCTATATACAGAAACTACAGCCAAGAAGATTCTTTATATAAAAAACAACAATACTTTGTTCACTACAAGTTTATGCCTGGTCTTGGTTTCTATGGACTAGGTTTAATTCACATGATTGGTGGTTTGTCTAGAACAGCAACAGCTGCGTTGAGACAACTAATAGATGCAGGCACTTTAGCAAACTTACCTGCTGGTTTTAAAGCTAGAGGATTAAGAGTTGCTGATGATGACCAGCCAATACAACCTGGTGAGTTTAGAGATGTTGATGCGCCAAGTGGTGATCTTCGTGCAGGTTTACTACCATTACCTTACAAAGGTGCAGATCCAACTTTATTTCAATTATTAGGTTTTTGTGTTCAAGCTGGTAAAGAATTTGCAACAGTAGCAGATCAAAAACTAGGAGACGCTGCTAATGCTGGTGCTCCTGTTGGAACTACCATGGCTCTTATGGAAAGAGGTATGCGTGTTATGTCTGCTATTCACAAAAGAATGCACTACGCACAAAGAATAGAATTTAAATTATTAGCTAGAATATTTGCAGAGTCTTTACCTCCTGTATATCCTTATGAAGTTCAGGGTGATTTACAAACTCTAAAAGCATCCGACTTTGATGAAAGAATAGATATTGTACCTGTATCTGATCCAACAATATTCTCTATGTCACAAAGAATTACTTTGGCACAGACACAATTACAATTAGCACAAGCTGCACCAGAAATGCACAACATGTATGAAGCGTTCAGAAGAATGTATTCTGCGATGGGTGTTCAAAACATTGAAGCAATATTACCTCCACCTTCAGGTCCACAACCTTTGGATCCTGGTCAAGAAAATGCTACTGCTTTATCAGGTGGAGCATTGACAGCTTTTAGAAAACAAAATCATAACGCACACATTGACGCTCATAGAGCTTTTTTCTCTAGCGCTTTAGTAAAAACAAATCCACAAACTATGATGATTTTACAATCGCACATAGCAGAACATGTTGCTTTACAGGCTAGAGAAGAGGTAGAACAAGAAATGCAAAAAGAATTAGAAGAGATGCAAGCAAAAGCTGGTGGTCAGATACCTCCAGAGCAACAAAATGAGATGCAAGAGCTATTAGAATCAAAAATTGCTGAAAGAATTGTGCAAATGACAGAGCAAATGGTTACTGAAGAGCAACAAATGATGGGCGAACAAGGTCAAGACCCACTAATTGAACTTAAACAGCAAGAAATTAATCTAAAAGCACAAGATTTACAGCGAAAAGCTGCTGCAGATGAAGCAAAAGTTGCCATGGATGCAGCAAAATTGGCTCAAAACGAAGAATTAACAGAAGCTAAACTAGATTCACAAGAAGATATTGCACAATTACGAGCAAATGTTAATCTGTCTAAACGAAAAAATTAAAATGAGAACACCAGTAGAAAAATTACAAGAATATTTTGTAGAATTGATGGCTTTTTCTGACAAAAGTACACAAAGCTCAGAGGATCAAGTTCTTTTAGCTGGTGCAATGATGGGTGCAGCTAAGATGTTGTACCAAAATAACCTGTCTTTACAAGAATACAACGAGATTATGGATCATAATGCTAAAGACTTGATAAATCTTATAAAACCGACTATACATTAATTATTATGGCTAAGAAAAAATTTCCTGATCTAAGCGGTGACGGTAAAATAACAAAAAAAGATATTCTTATGGGCCGTGGTGTAATTAAAAAAGCTATGGGCGGTGGAGTAGGCGAAGCTATAAACGGTTTAAAAAAACAAGGTTTAAAAAATGGCGGTCTAGCGGGTAGACTAGCTCAACGTGGTTATGGAAAGGCAAGATCATGAAGTTTAAAAACACAAAGATGACTCAAGTTCCTAGTAAAAACCCTTTTCCAAATTCTGTTGTGGCATCTGATGCTGCAATAACTTTCTCTCCTTTTGTTGTGAGAAAGAATAAGGGAGCTGGACCTAAAGGACAAACTAGCAACATGCAAATTAAAAAAGTTCCATTTAAAGGTGTAAAGTAGTATAATCCAAAAATTAAAAAGGAGGTTTGTATGAACTTACTAAAAGATCTTTGGGCTCATTTGAAAGAATGGTCTGATTGGAAAATGAAAGATTGGATCAAAGCAGCTATTGTAGCACTGATCGTAATAGTTATCATAGGAGCAATCTAAAATTTTATGTGGCAATTATTAGCTAAACCTTTACTTGGCGTCGTCGCAGATGGCGTCAAGGGTTTTGTAGAAACCAAGAAAGCAAAACAAGAATTAAAACTTACAACAATTAAAGCAACCCAGAAACTTAAAGAGGACCAGATTGCTGGTAAAGTTGCATGGGAGCAAAGTGCAGTTGACCAAATGAAAGGATCGTGGAAAGATGAGGTAGCCCTCATTGTTTTACTTCTTCCAGCAGTTTTAGTCTTCACGCCTTTGCAAGATCATGTCCACAAAGGGTTTCTTGCTTTGCAAGATCTGCCGTCGTATTATCACAATTTACTTTATATAGCGATTTCTGCGAGCTTCGGGATTAAGGCAGGATCTAGTGCAATAGGACTGTTCAAAAAGAAATAATGCCTTTAAATAAAAAAGGTAAAAAAATAATGAAGTCAATGGAGAAGACTTATGGCAAAGATGCCAAGGCTGTTTTCTATGCTTCTAAAAACAAAGGAGTAATCAAAGGTGTCGAAAAAAAGAAAAGATCCACTAAAAGGAACAGGAAAAAAACCAAAAGGTAGTGGAAGACGTCTCTATACTGACGAAAATCCACGTGATACTGTGGGTATTAAGTATGCTACTCCTGCTGATGCCAAGCGGACTGTGGCGAAAGTTAAGAAAATTAAAAAACCTTTTGCAAGAAAAATACAAATATTGACGGTTGTAGAACAAAGAGCTAAAGTTGCTGGTAAAAATAAACAAGCTGCAATTGCTAAAAAAGGCAAAGAGGCTATTAGAAAAGCGAAAGGAAAAGGATGAGCTACGAAGCATTATCGGAGTCAGTGAAGTTAAGTGAAGGTTTTAGAAACAAAATATATCAAGATACCGAAGGGTTCGATACAATCGGGTGGGGTCATAAAGTTGTCCCAGCAGATAATTTTGTTGCTGGTAAAGAATACACAGAAGAAGAATTACAAACAGTATTTGATAAAGATTTAAGCAGAGCAATAGCTCAAGCTAAACAGTTAATGACTCAGAATAATATTGATGATTTACCTGAAACAGCTCAACACGTTTTAGCAGAAATGTGTTTTCAACTTGGGCAGACAGGCGTGTCTAAGTTTAAAAATATGTGGAAATGCCTGCAGGAAGGTAATTTTATTGGTGCGAGTTATGAGATGTTGGACTCTAGATGGAACAAACAAACTCCTAATCGTTGCAAAAAATTAGCTGACCTCATGAAATCATGCGGATAGAAAATTTTTTCTCACATTACAAAAACGAACTAAAAGCTAGACAAGAGGTCATAAAAGAGGCTATAGCTAATGGTGTAAAAGATTGGGATACTTATCGATACATGGTTGGTAGGTATAACGGTTTAAAAGAAGCTGAACAGGAACTCACGGACCTGCTTAAGAAAACGGAGCTAGAAGATGAGTAAATTAATTGTGCCAAAACATGTATGGGATGGCAAAGCTGTTGAAAAACAGAAAAAAGAGATAGAAAAGGTACCCAACCCAACTGGGTATAGGATTGTATTATTCCCACTTAAATTAGATAGTAAGACAAAATCAGGTATAATATTGACAGATGAAACTGTTGCTGAATCTCAAATAACTACTAACATTTGTAAAGTTTTAAAAGTTGGGCCTGATGCTTATAAGGACAAAGACAAGTTTCCCACTGGTCCATGGTGTAAAACGGACGATTGGGTATTAATTACTCGCTACGCAGGATCTAGAATTAGAATAGACGGTGGTGAGTTAAGGATTATTAATGACGATGAAATACTGGCTGTCATTGATGATCCAAGAGATATATTGCCAGCTAACA